CTAGCAGAAGGTGGTTCAGAGAAAGCTAAGAGAGAACCAACAGAGAAAGAAAAGAAAGAAGCTAAGTGTCCTAAGTGCGCTGAGTTATGGGTATCCAAAGACAATACTTGCCATGCTTGCGGTCATGTACGACCAAGCAGAAGCATGATTGATAGCGTAGCTGGTCAACTAGAAGAACTAGAGGCAGCCAATCGTAAGTTGCATAAATCTAATACTGAATTCTATGCAGAGTTGGTGTACTACGAGCGCCTCAAAGGTTACAAAGATGGTTGGGCTGCACACAAATACAAAGAGAAGTTCGCAGTCTTTCCAAAGGGATTGCATATCGACCCTAAACCACCAACCCCTGAGACATTACGCTGGATTAAGAGTCGCTTTATTGCATACGGCAAAAGCAAAGTACAACAAGGAGCTAACGCATGAATGGTCTTGCTCTGATTCCCGTTTCTCGTGCCTCAGATATCGAGGCAGAATCCAAACGCATGGCGGTTGCGCAGCAAGCTCAGCCAGTCATTGTCGGGTTAGCCGCCCACGTTTCAAAGCGGTGGCAGGTTGCCCGTCTGGCCAAGCGAGAACTTGAAGAGCGCATGCTGCAATGTTTGCGGCAGCGTAACGGTGAGTATGATCCTGAGAAACTGGCTGACATCCAAGCTCAGGGTGGCTCTGACATCTTCATCCAGTTGACTTCGGTGAAGTGCCGTGCGGCTACAAGTTGGCTGCGGGATACACTGTTGGGGACAGGCGCGGATCGTCCGTGGAGTCTTGAAGGTACACCCATTCCCGAGTTGCCTCCCAATGTGGTTGAGGGGCTCAAAGCCCAGATGGCCACGCAGTTGATGAACATGTATGCCAACGGCGGTGAGCCGCCTGATGAGCAGACGCTGCAAACAGCGGCAGAAGAAATGCGCGACGCTGCCATGCGGCAGATGAAAGAAGAATCAACAAAACGCATTGACCGTATGGCTCGCAAGATGGAAGACCAGCTTGTTGAGGGCGGGTTCCACGCCGCGTTCAACGAGTTTCTGGATGACATTGCGACGTTCCCCTACGCAGTTATGAAAGGCCCGGTCAAGCGTCGTCGGTCATCTATGAAGTGGGTGAACAACGAACTGCAACCCGTTGAGGAAATTCGCAACGAGTGGGAGAGGGTTGATCCGTTCATGTTGTACTGGGCTCCGTGGTCATGGAACCTTGGCGACGGATTTATCATTGAGCGCCACAAGATGACTCGTGACGATCTGGAAGCCTTGATCGGCATCGACGGGTATAGCGAGCCTGCTATCCGTAGCGTGCTGGATGACTTTACGCAAGGCAACTTGAAAGAATGGCTGTGGTCAGATTCGGCCAAGGCCACTGCAGAGGGTAAAAACCTTACCTACGCTTTGCACACTGACGATCTGGTTGATGCTCTTCAGTTGTGGGACTCTGTACAGGGAAAAACACTCCTTGAGTGGGGAATGCCCAAGGAGGAAATTACTGATCCGTCAAAGTCCTATGCCTGTGAGGTTTGGCTAATTGGCAACACTGTCATCCGTGCGGTGCTGAACTACGACCCGCTTGGGCGTAAGCCGTATTTCATGACGTCCTACGAGAACTTGCCCGGATCAGTTGATGGTAAGGGTGTTGCTGATTTGTGCCGCGACTCGCAGAACATGGTGAATGCTTCAGCGCGTGCCTTGGCCAACAACATGGGTATTTCTTCTGGCCCTCAAGTCGGCGTAAACATTTCTCGTGTGTCGGCTGGCGAAGAAATCACGCAGATGTATCCGTGGAAGATTTGGCAGTTCCAAGCCTCAGAGTACAACGACGGTTCTGCCCCGATATCGTTCTTTCAGCCAAACAGCAACGCGGCTGAGTTGATGTCGGTGTTTGAAAAGTTTGCTTCCCGTGCTGACGAAGACACCATGATTCCGCGTTACATGACTGGCGAACACACACCGGGTGTTGGCCGGACATCATCCGGATTGTCGATGCTGATCTCCAATGCTGGAAAAGGTATCAAGCAAGTCATCAGCAACATCGACCAGAACATACTGATACCCATTCTGGAGCGGCTGTACCAAGACAACCTGCGGTACAGCAAAGACCCTGACCTGATGGGCGACGTTCAGATTGTGGCCAAAGGTGCGCAGTCTCTGGTCATCAAGGAAGCTGAAGCTGTTCGCCGTAACGAGTTCTTGCAGTTGGTGCTCAACAGCCCGGTTGCTACACAGATTGTGGGCATGTCCGGTGTGGCAGAACTGATGCGCGATGCTGCTCGTAACCTGAATGGCAACGTTGATCGCATTGTTCCAGAACGCCAGCAAATCACTACGATAGAGCAACAGCAGCAGACGATTCAGCAACTGCAGCAGCAACTACTTGCTCTGAGTGGTGCAGCCCAGCAAGCTCCGGGGCAAGGCACTCCTGCTGCGCCGCAGTCGCAAAATATCCTGCCCGATGGTTCACAAGTTGGTGGACGAGAGGGTAATTTGATGTCCCCACGACCGAATGGAGTCTAAAATGAAAGGAATTACTGGACAGCCGTCTTGCGGAGCATTTGTTGTAGAAATGTTTCACGCTCGTACAAACGCGCATATGCAGCACTTAAAAACCCGTAGTTTTGCAGCGCACAAAGCTCTTGGGGAATTTTACGACGGTATTGTTGAAAAAACTGACGCATTTGCAGAGGCATATCAAGGTCGGTACGGACTTATTGATTATCCTGATGTTCCGTTTAAGAAAGAAGCTGACCCAATTATGATGATTAAAGGTCTGCGTCGCTACGTAGACGAAAATCGCATGATGATGGGCAGCGAGTCAGAATTGCAAAATCTGATTGATGAAATTGTTGCCCTGATGGACAGCACCCTGTACAAACTTGAGTTTTTGTCGTAGTACTTGACAGATACATAAAACTGGGGCTAAATACTTCTATATGAGCATTTTCCTAAGTAGTAAAGCTGACAGACGAGAAATTCAGGCGCTTCAGAAATGTCGTAACCCGGAAAATGCAGATTTGCTCGCGCTCTTTAAAAGTAAGTTGGAAGAAACCAAATTGTCGCTCGTAGAAGCAGATGATGCCGTACGCATACATCGTTTGCAGGGACGGGCGCAAGTACTTAAGGATTTTTTGGAGGCGGTTGAAAAATCGTCTTCAATTCGGAGTGGTTGAATCCTCAACCACATTTTGTAGGCAGACCATTATGTATCTTCGCAGACCGTTGAGTCGGCCCGGAGAACAGAGTTGGCCCCTTTAAGGAGAAGTACATGGCATTACCTCGTCAGATCGAACAGCAACTGAAAGACATTGCTGAGATTGAGAAACAGCTTCAAGCCCCTGTTGAATCACCGACGGAAAACCCCGAACCGGAGAACAATAGGCAGACTGAACCCGCTGATCCAACTCCAAGTCCAGTTGTAACGCCTGACCCTGAGGAAAAGCCAACCCAGCAAACACCGCCGCCAGTTTCGGAAGAAACGTGGGAGCATAAGTATCATCGCCTGCAAGGGAAATATGATGCCGAAGTTCCTAGGTTGCATGCTCAGGTAAAAGAACTTCAGTCGTATGTTGAGCAACTTCGTACGCAAGTAAGTTCCAAACCTGATGTGCAGACTACTGAAACGAAAGTGGAAAAGCTGGTTACGGATGCGGATGTTGAAGCATTCGGACAAGATTTGATTGACGTACAGCGGAAAGTGGCACGCGAAGTTGCTATGGAATTTAAGTCTGAAGTTGACGCTCTCAAAGCGGAGAACGCAGAACTTAGAAAGCAAATGCAACAGACGGGTAACCAAGTTGCCGAAACTTCGTTTGAACAGCGTTTACACCGGCTTGTTCCGGACTTTGCTGATTTGAACGCAGACGAAAACTGGGTGCAGTGGCTGGATGAAGTTGATCCGATACTGCGAGGGCCTCGTCGTAATGTCGCGCAAGAAGCTTTCAATAGGGGTGATGCTGAAGGTGTAGCGTACTATGTATCGCTATATCGCCAACAGAACTCAACGCCAGCCGTCGATACAAAACAAGCCGAACTCCAACGCCAAGTCCAGCCAAGTCGTTCTGCTGCATCGACTGCACCCGTGAGTCAAAAGGGCAAAACCTACACGACGCGAGACGTGGAGAAAATGTTCCAGAAAATCACATCACTGCACTCGTCGCAAAAGTTCGATGAAGCAAAAAAACTTGAAGCTGAGATCGACGCTGCGTACATGGAAGGGCGCGTAACTGCGTAATTCTGAGTACAGCGGCTAGATCAAACCAATTTTGTTCATATACATCTGGAGATCATCATGGCTGCTGTCTATCCGGTGCAAGCACCGTTCAACACGAACCCGAGCTACTCGGGCGCGTTTATTCCTACCCTCTGGTCTGGCAAACTCAATGCCAAGTTTTACCAGAACACCATGCTGTCCGAAATCGCCAATACCACTTGGGAAGGCGAACTGAAGAACCAAGGCGATACCGTTCGTATCCGTCTGGCTCCTTCGATCAGCATTTCCGACTATGAGTCGGGCAACAACCTGAGCTACGAAGTTCCGACCCCGATCTACACCGACATGCAGGTGAGCAAGGGCAAGTACTTCGGCGTGCAGGTTAACGATGTTTTGGCCTACCAGTCCGACATCGACCTGATGAACATGTTCACCGAAGATGCGGCTAAGCAACTGAAGATCGCTATCGAGAACGAAGTGTTCTTCCAGTCGTTCTACACCGAGGGCCCTGCTGACGCCAACAAAGGCGCTACCGCTGGTGCAATCTCGGCGGCGTACAACTTGGGTACGGACGTCACTCCGGTTGACCAAGCTACCCCGGCGAACGTGCTGAATGCGATCCTGCGTATGTCGACCGTGCTGGATGAGCAGAACGTGCCCGAGACTGGCCGTTGGCTGCTGATTTCTCCGTACGACCGTCATCTGCTGATGCAGTCGAACATTGCGCAAGCCTACTTCACTGGCGACCCGCAAAGCACCATTCGTTCCGGTAAGATCGGCATGCTTGACCGCTTCACGGTCTACGTGTCGAACCTGCTGCCGCGTGGCGCTGCCGGTAAAGCCTTTGTGGCCGGTCTGAGCGATCCGGCCACTGGTGCAACGGTGTCGAACGCAAAAGCTCGTCGCATGATGGTTGCTGGTACGCAAGCTGCTGTTGCGTTTGCCATGACCGTCAACAAGACCGAGCCTCTGCGCAACCAGACCGACTTTGGCGACATCGTTCGCGGCCTCGCAGTGTATGGCCGCAAAGTGGTGAAGCCGGAAGCTCTGGTTACCACCATCGTCGGTTCCGCGTCGTAATCATGGGGGGCATATGCCCCCCTGCACTCTTTTCAAGGAGAAGTAAATGGGTACTCAATTTGTTCGTTTGGTCGGTGGTGCGCAAACCGGTGTGACTGCCGGTACGACGCAAACCGCTGCTGGTGCAACGCAGATTACCGGTGCTTTCGCTACGGTAACTGTAGTTGCTGTTGATAACGACGGCGTGATGCTCCCGGCAGGTATGTCGCAAGGTGATCGTGTTGTTATCGCCAACCTTGACGCGGCTCAAGACATCAAAGTCTGGCCGAACACGGGCGCGACGATCAACGGTGCAGCTACGACTGCTGCGCTGGTGGTTGGTCAGCAACAAGTGGCCGAGTTCTACCAGATCGCTACAACTGGTGGTCTGACTTGGGTCGCTCTGTTGGGCGGTGTTGCCACCCCGGTCTAAGTAGCAGTATTGCCCCCGGAGGTATCCCCTCCGGGGTTTTTTCATTTCTGGAGATACACACATGGATGTTTACGAATTGGTTGAACGAGTCGGTGGAGAAATTACTTGCGGCCGCGCTATGCTTCGGCAGGGCAGCACGTACATCCGCCTTGGGCAGCTGAACGGGAACAACATGGAATTCACCGAAGAAGGCCGTGCCATGGCCGAAAAGCTTGAAGCGGACAGCGAAGCTCCGAAGAAGCGTGGTCGACCAGCAGGTATTCGTGCCGTCGTGGTAGAATCGCCGTCAGTTGTGGTGGACGACGCACTGACCACCGCGATTTCAACCCTCGATGACTAGGACACATCATGTCTACGGTGAAAGTCGTTGACGTAATTTCACGAGCGTTGACGCTGTTAAAAGACACGTCGACTACTCGTTGGACTGGGCTTGAACTGCAAAACTGGCTCAACGACTCCTATCGTGAGATCGTCAACCTTCACCCCGACGCAAACACGCTAACTGGGGTGTACACTTGTGTTGCTGGATATCGCCAAGATATCCAGAATACTTACCCCAACTCCCATCGGTTGCTCGAAGTTCTTTCCAACCAAGGCAATACTTCTACGTATCGTGGAGTACGCCTCATCAATCGTCGTACACTAGACGATCAGCGTCCCGGTTGGTACAACGAAGATTCCTCTGTCAATATTCAGTTGTACATGTATGACTCGCGTGTGCCCAAGGAATTTCTTGTGTACCCGCCCGCTACTGTAGACGCAGCACTTGAAGTCATTTATGTAGAAGTACCAACTCCACATACATTGACCGAAGCTCAGTTGTTAAATCCTGCAACAACTGAAACCATCAAGTTGGATATCATTTACGCCAACCCGATGTTGGACTACATTCTGTATCGTGCCTACAGCAAAGATTCTGATAACTCAGGTAGTGCTGCGCGTGCTGTAGCTCACTACCAAGCGTTTGTCACGTCGTTGCAGTACAAAGTACACAGCGATGAGCAAATCAACCCGGGAACCGCATAATGGCTACGACTTGGGACACGATCATGCCTCTGTTGTACCCCGAACTACCGGGGTGTCCAGACGCCACACTAAAGACTGCCCTTGCTGCAACTGCAGCAGACTTTTGCGCACGAACTCATATTTGGCGCGAAACTCTGGATGTTTTTTACGCATTGCCCGATATCGCAGAGTATGATCTGGAAGGTTCTGCCGTAATCGAGGATATTGAGTGGGTAACCTGTAACGGTCAGCAACTTACGCACACCGATATTCGCTTGATCAGTCCTCAAGATGTGGGCAAGACTGGATTCCCCTCGCACTTCTGGTCGGTCAACGGTCAGACCATGCGGTTGTTCCCGATTCCAGACAAGAAGTACACGCTCAAGGTCTATGTGGCATTGAAGCCATCACGGCTTGCTACTGGTATCGAGGATTGGATTTACGAGACATGGGCGGATGCCCTTGTCAGCGGTGCTATTTGGCGCGTTGCACGCATACCGGGCAAAGACTGGTCAAATGCTGATCTTGCATCTGCGCATCGCCTGATTTATGAGCAGGGTGTCACTAATGCCCGTATCCGTGATTTTCGGAGCGTGCCACTTCGCGTAGACCTGTCTCGCGCTGTTCGGGGGTAATATGGATAAGATTAAACTGGTTCAGGGTGATACTCGCCCTCCGTTGGTTGTGACCTTGACGGACGACGCAACAGGCACGCCGATCAATATCACGGGAGCAACTGTGCGGATGAAGTTTCGCGCAGTAGGCAGTGAGACACTTCGTTCGACAATTATTGGCTCCGTAACTAACGGCCCAAATGGAATTGTGACGTTTTCTTGGGCTACTGATCCCACCGCGTTGTCTGGCGACCCGGGCGACTATGAAGGTGAAATCTCTATCACCTTCACTGACAACACCATCCAGACTATCTATGACCTTCTGAAGTTCAAGCTGCGTCAGGAGTTCTAATTGGCCGGTCGCGCCACAGTTCAGGACAACACTGGGCGATCTTCTGTATCGCTTGTTGAGGCTGCAGCTGAGGCAGACTCCTCCGTTGTTTCGCCATCTGTTGAATACGTTCTGATTCGCTTTGCCGCGTACTTGCAAGAGAGCGGGCTGAATCAACTTTTCTCTGATGTGTTCTTAACCAATGAACAGGTGCAGAAGGCTGTACAACGCATTCTGCGGGACAACACCGCTGCGATTGACGCAATAGCTAAGACACTGAATCGTACACGTACTGACCGTGTGGAGATGTACGATGCGCTTGTTGCAGTCATTCTAAAATCCCGCGAATTGTCTGACGCTTTTGGCGTGTCTGAAGACGCCATCATGCTCGTTATCAAGAATTTCTTTGATACTGTTCAGGTGTCTGACACACGGTTCAAAGCGATGTTCAAGCGGCTGGCTGATACCGCTGTTATGAACGATACCTCATCGGCCAATGACTGGTCTACGTGGTCAATTTCTAAGTACATTCAAAATAACTATGCAACGGTAAGCGACCGATTTGTTAGTCTGTTTAGAAAAGATGTTCGTAACGCAGTTGGTGTCACAGATACATCTCGACGTGCTGTCACCAAGGCTTTGTCGGAGTCTGCTTCTGTTTCGGAGCGACTCATTCGATCTATTGGTAAAAGTCTTTCCGACACGGCTGTTCTATCAGACAAAAAAGCCCTTCGTTTTGTAACGGCTCGTTCTGATAACACTGCAGCGGCTGACCAAAAAGCCTTAGAAGTTAGAAAAAGCCGGGCTGACTCGGTTTCTGTCGCGGATGTGTTTGCTTACGCACTACAAAAATTGCGCAATTTGTCAGATACTGTGACTATTTCTGCCGCATCGTTTAAGACAATGGCAGTAGCTGATGATGAACCTGAGAA